TCAGCCATTTTTGATACCCCTCTTAGTTGCAGACCGTTGCTCCTGTGCCCCGGATTGTGTCACCCCGTGCATTGCTTTCAATTTCTGCGCTGGCGTCAGGAACTCTAGATAAAGCTCTGTTGTCTTGATGCTGTCGTGCCCGAGAAGGCCTTGCAGCGTGTAGATGGAACCGCGACCCTCGCGCAGATATGTGACCGCATAAAGGTGCCGGTAATCGTGGAAGCGATAGGGTTCGAAATCCGTTTTCGATTGTGACGCTTTTTGTGCCACCCTTCGCTTGATGTCGCCGAACCTCGATGCTGGTGATCCCCACCGTTCGCCAGTGCCATGCCAGAACACCCAAGGCTTGCCGATGAACTGTGCCTGTCGGGCGACAATGGCCTTCATCTGGCGCGTGTAGGGAATGACCCGCATCTTGTTCCGCTTTCCTACAATAGTCACGGATTCGTCCAGGGGGTCTAACTGAGAATGCTTCAGGCCAAATAGCTCGGCTTGCCGTAACCCTGAGATCAACGCGAATTCGCAAGCGTCACGGAAACGATCTGGCGCAGCCTTTTCAAGCATACGCATCGAATCTCGCTCGGGCAGGCAAATCGGGTCGCGCTTTTCCTGAAGGATGCGCGCCGTCCGAAATGCCAGCGTCGGGTTGCTGTCTATCCAGTTCTCGCTCATCGCATAGTCCAGCACACTTGAGAGCGCGGTAAGATCGCGCTTCAATGTGGCGACCGTGCAAACTCGGAGACGCGCCTTTCGGATCGTTCGGAGCAATTCAGGATTGATGTCGTTTAAGGTCTTGTCATCAAGGAACGTGCGCAGCTGCGCGAGGCTCACCAGATACCGCTTGAACGTGCTGGCGGACAGGTTCTCAACGCCATGCTCGTTCCATGCGACGACTGCCGATTGCCAGCTTTGTGGCGCTATGATGCCAAAGCAGGCCTCGTTCTCGATGCGGGCGCGCTCTGCCTTCAGGCGTCTTTCCGCGAGCGCGCGAACACGCGTGAGTAGGCTGAATCGATACTCGGTGCCTTGGACCTTGAAACGCGCCCACCAGATGCCGTTGCGCGGATAGATGTTCGGCACTTGGATTCCTTCCGATTGACCGATTGCGCCCATTGGCGAAGTATCTGGACATCAAATGTCCACCGGCCAGCAGGCTTGCCCGCGCCGGGTATCTCCTCACGAGCAGCAAGGTCTTGAAGCGTGCGCTTAGGCAGTCCCGTTATCAAGACAGCTTCAGCGATGCATACGCGCTCTGCAATCGTCATCCCCCGGCTCCCGCAAGCTCGCGCGACATTGCGACCGGCCAGTCGGGTGCGCGGGAACTGGCAGGGGCGGCAACTCTCGGCCTGTCGTGATGCCAGACTAGACCTTGCACGATCTCAATATCGGCATGATGCTTGCCGTCGAGGGCAAGGTAATACCCACTGTCCCGCTCGCCTTCTGGTGTCAGCGTTAGATGCGACACGAAAAAATACGGAGCGGCGTTCTCATTCTTGCCAAGCGTCGTTTCGCGCATGACCTGCTTAAACATGAAGTGCCGTTTCCGCCAGCGTGCGCCGGTGAAGTGATACACCTTCAGCACGTCGCCGGCTGCGATGCTCCGACCGGTTTTGTCGTAAATCTGGGTCACAATTCCCCCTCAGCATGAAACACGACCCCAACCAGCGCATCGTCGGCGAATTGGCGGATAACCCTAAGACGCGTCGGTTTAAGCAACTCTGCATCTTGAGCGCTGAAAGGCTCTGGATTGGTCATGCGGATTGGCCCGTCTTGGTTAAACGCCTTGCGGCCTTGCCAGTTTGGCGGGATGGTGGTGTCAGTGGTCATCTCTTGAACCCCCACGTTATATCTCCGATGATGCCCCTGTCGTGCCACGCTGGCTTTTTGGGTCGGTAAAGTGCGGCGATTAATGCGAGCGCAGCCAAAGCCTGCGCTTTCCGCAACTCTTTTATGATCTCATCTTCCCTCATCTCAAGCCACCCCGCGCGCTGGGTCGGCGAGGGTGAATAAAAATTTTCTCATGCCGCCTCTCCGAAAAGTGAACCTTGCCGCTGGGCATCCTCAATGCGCTCGCAAGCCAACCCGAAATATACCGGGTCTTTCTCAATGCCGATGAATGACCGCCCCTCAAGCATCGCAGCAACGCCAGTCGATCCGCTGCCCATGAAGGGATCGAGGCACGACCCGCCTTCAGGCACCAGCGCAACGACTATCTCGCGCATCAGCGGCAACCATTTTTGCGTCGGATGGGCAACCTTTTCGCTGGCGCGGATACCGGCGCGATAGGTGTCCGAATAGAACACGTTACGACGCCTTGGATCGGCATCATTGAACGGCGCACCGGGCGTATAGCCGTATAGCGCGAACTCAAATCCGCTAGGCCACCAGTTCCCCGGCATAGCGGGAGGCGGGCAAGCCTTGATCCAGCACGCGGGCTTGACCGTAAACCGATCTTCCAGCGCCAGTTCGAAGAAGCTGACTTGTGACGCGCCACAGAAAACAAAGAATGCGTTGGCAAGTTCGCCTGATGCAGCGATTGCCTCTATCGTTTCATCGCGTGTGGCTGCTCCGTCCCATGCAAATTGCAGGGTGCGCTTGCCGTCCAACTTGTTCTGCGCGCCAAAGTTATTTCGTATGGCATACGGCGGATCTGCAATGAGGGTGTCCACTTTGCCAATCGTCGGCAGGATGTCGCGGCAGTCGCCTAGGTAAAGCTTAGCGTTTCCGATTATGAAAGGTTCAGCCATCACTTTTCCCCCTCCTTGCGATCCCGCTCTGGCTCAGCGAGGCGGGGCGGAGTGGACAGGGCGGGATCAGCGTTTACGTGCACGGCCATGTAATCTCTCCTGTTTCATATTCTTTTTCGCCGTAGGTGCAGCACTTTGGGCAATAGACCTCCACGCGGTATTCATTGCTGAACTGCGACGAAACACTCTCTTGCCAATCATGGGAGCAAATCTGGTTTGGGATGCTTCTCACGTCCTCCTTCTGACTCTCAACGACCTCCGACGCGCCGGACAGGGCGGCAGCGATAGCGCGGGCAATGGTGGGCCAGCGGAAGAACGCATTTTCCATACCGCTGTCCGTATATTCTTCGCCATCAGGTCCGCGCAAAATATCCTTCACGCGCTGAACCGTTGTCCCGACATCCCCTTCCGCCCCGCCGCTGCTTTCGCCGGGGCCGTGGTCGATGGGTGGGGTGCGGATGGTGAATTGGGCTGCATAGTCCGACGCTGCCTCTCCAAAATCAGGGTCTGGCTCCACGTTGCCTGCTGCCCAATGGTTATGGACGTCTGTTGCGCCTGCTATGTAGGCGTTGGCCCGTTCACCACTGATCGCGGCGTCTATGGTCGGCTGCATGGCGGCGATGGCGGCGAGTGCGTTCAATCTCCTCGCGAACAAATGGGCTTCGTCGCGGTCGTCAAAAGACTGCACCCTTTTTCCGCGATCAATCGCATAATACTTGCTTTGGATGTCGGCCCCGTCTGTTGCCCACGCCCGCATAGCTTCCGCCACCCGCTCGACATCACACTCCCGCGCCTGTTCAATGCCCTCGACCGGCTGCGCGGATGCGTTCATTGCCTTTGCGATCACCTTGTCATCATAAATTATGGGCGGGTATCCGATGTGAGCGGCTTCATCCTTCGCAGCCACAGCGACGGCCAATGCCTCGGCAATCGTTGCCCCCTCAAAACGACGGTCAGCAAAGCCAGTCCAGAACCCGCTGCATTCGACAGCGTTATTCGGCGGCCCTTCTGGATTGTCGCAAAGGATCGTGACGGTGTCAGCTTCTTCATCGCGCAAACGATTGACCATCACCCATTCGTCGCGTGCCTCGACCGGCTGCGCGGTGGGGGTGGCTAGGGCGGCATTTGGAAAAGCAACACGCTGTTCCGGCCCGTCCAGCATGTAGATCACGTCGCCAAGGAACGCGTGCAGTTCGGCGTCGGAACCGTTGCGGCAAACATGTCCAACCCTGTCAACGTACGGGGCAGGCTCCAGATACCGACGCGCCATGTCCTGCATTTTCGCGAAGTGCGCGGTTTTCAATTCTTCACTCATCATGTTTCACCCCTCTGTTCAGCCCGCAAATCCTCAGCCCGCCAAGGAAACACGAAGCCTTGGCCATCAGGCCGAACGCGGTTGCTGCGGAGATATGCTGCCGACTGGCGGTAGTCGCGCGCGGGCAGGGTGCGGGATTGGAGGACCGCGTTCATGATTCCACCGTGAAAGGGTGTTCGCCCGCCCATTCGGCATGAAGCCGGTTTGCGATGGCTGGGTGGCGAGCGTCCGCGCTACTGCCAACTTCACTGTCGGCAGGCATAACTTCCTCGATTTGGGCGATGGAATTGCGTGGCAACCACTCGTAAACGCGGTCATGTGGCGCTCGCTCATCCACTATAAACAAGCGTAGCCCACTGCCCGCAGCGAGGTAATCGACGGATCCCTGCGCATCGATATGAACGATGACCATTGCTGGCGTTGTCATACATCACCCCGCGCGATCTTCGCCATGCGCCGCCCGATGCTCGCCATGTTCGGCGTTTCCAGCGCTATGATGGCGTCGAGTTTGGATTGGGCGCTGAACGAGCGCTCCTTCCAAGCATTCGACTGACCGATCCAATGATTAATCTCATCCACCACGTCTTTCGCTTTGATTAGCGGCGCTGTTATTGCCGGTCGCTGAGTCAACCATTCAAACATCTCTCTCGTCCTTCTAAAATCACCGCCGCGCTTGTTGGGTCGCGGCGGCTCCCTGTGGAAATTCAGATACCCATCGATTGGCGGGCCGCGTTTTTCACGCGCCACCGCTTGTAATAGGCCAGTTGCCTATCCCGGTTTTTGGCGTACCAGCGGCGGTTGGCGGCGCGACGGTTCACTAGGTCGCGCTCGCGGGCAGTCTCGCGATCGGTCATTGGTCGAACTCGGCCAACAAGACGGCGGCGTGATCCTTCAGCTTCTCACCATCGCCATCATCCAGAAGCGGCAACAACGCAGCCAAGCGGGCGTCGATGTCCACGCGGATTTCGCAGTCGTCCAGTTCGGATATTGCCGATTCCAGGGTGGCGATTTCGCCGGTTTGGGACTGGTCTAGAACTTCGTCGGCTTCAGGGTCGGCAGCGATGCGATGCTCAAGGGCGTCCAGACGGGAAACCGGGGCGGCTTCACGTTCTGGGGTCAGCGCAATTGACGGGACCGTTTCGTCACGGTCAAAGCTGTCCTCAAGGTCTGTGGACATCGGCAGACGCTTCGATAGGCGGCGCATGACGGTCTTGCGGGCCATCTCCGACCACCACGCAACCCACGGGCCATTTCCACTCGCGCGGCTGACTTTGCGAACCTGCTCAATCTCTTCGAAGTTCATCACTTCCAGCAGGCGCGCGCCATCCTTCAGGACGGCTGTTGCATATGCGCCGATTGCCTTGCCGCGCGGCTTGTCGAGGGCAGGAGGATTGTGCGTTACGTCCTCGTCAAACCCGAGATGCCAGACGAACTCGTCATTTTCGTAAACGACTTGCGCGCTGATTTTTGAGACATCGCCTGACTGGCGGATCTTCTTCAGGATGCCCGCAATCATCGGCATGGCCTGTGCCTTGTTGCCGAACTTCACGATTGCAGCTTCGCGACCATCCGGGAGCAAGCCATCCTGTGCCAGCCTGACGATAGCGCCGAACAGCGACGACCGATCGAGGCCAGCAAGGTCGGGGTTGTTCTGAATGGCGGTCATCGCAACGCGAGTGAATTTCTCAACGGTGACGTGCTTTGGTAGTGCCGCCTGAAACTGCGGGGCCATCTGCGTCAGGTTCTGCCGAATGACCGCGATAGGGTCAGCGCGACGATCTGCTAAATTCGTAGCCATGTTAATTCGCCTCTTTCACTGAAAACTGACGCCAGCCCTTGCGAGCGCCGATATGGGTTCCGACGTGAGCCTCGGTGATCAGCGTCCCCGCCGCCCCCTTCGTCTGCGAGCAACTGACCTTGTGCAGCGGAAGCATCGCGTAACCGGCGCTTCCAATCTTCATCATCAGGGCGTTCTTTGCGGTTTCTGCGCGAACATCGGCGGCTTTCGCCTCTGCCTTCGCCGCTTGCCATTCATCAGCAAGGTCAGACGCTTCATTATCGCCGCGCAAATCCGCCACCTCCTCAGTCGGAACGCCAAGCAGTTCCGTTATCGCCCGTCCGTCGCGTTCGAAGTCGGGGACCGGGGCGTCGCCCGCACGGATGGCCTGCCAGAACTGTTCAACGCGGCGCTCGATATCGGCGTAAACCAGTGGTCGGAAATCATACTGGTAGCGGCGCAACTCATTGCCGCCGACGAGAACAATCATGTCGCCCCAAAGCGCGCCAGACAGCCCTTGATAGGACATGTTCTGCAACAGATAATTCAGCGGCGGTTCGTAACCCCACTTCTTTACCTGGAGCCAATCGACCATCTTCACCTCAAGGATGCCTTTCCCGCGTTCCGGGCAGGTGGCGATACAATCGGGATGACCGCCTAGGCCTTTGCCATTATCGAGCCGGTGCGGCGTTTTGAGGGGTACGTAGCCCCACCGTTCGCAGGCGGCTTCGATGATCAGCGGTTCAAGTTTCACGCCCCAATAAGAACGCTCATTTTCCGGCACATTGTTGGCATCGACCGCGTTGAACTCCGGCGTTGCTATCGCTCCGGTCTTGCGGTGGTACAGTTCGAACTCGGTTAGCCATGGAGACGCGCCGAAAAGGGCTGCTACTTCCGACGCTCCGACGACCGACGCGCGAAATGCAGCATCGTCCTGTTCGACCGCCTTCAACTGCGTTGCCATGTCACTTAGCTCCCAAAATAATGATGAAAAACAGCGCGACCGGCACGATCAGCGCGAACACAGCCACAGCCAGCGCGGAGGTGAGCAAGCTTTCGGGTTTCGACGCGGGGATCATGACACGGCCTTCCGACCAGCCCAAAACCGCGCAACGCCAGCATCCATCTTGTCGTAAACAGCCGCCTGCCGATCAGCGCGATCCGCGTCCTGTGCGGCAGCATATTCGGGGTCGGTCTGGTAGCGGCGTGTCTCGGCTAGGCAGGCGCTCATCGCTGGAACTTTCGCCAGCCATGCGTCCTCGGTCACGATCTCGCTGCCGTCGCGCTCAAGGCTTCGTTGAATTGCGAAGTGGTTGCGGGTCATGGTTCAGTACTTCCCTTCAAAATCAGGAACCGCGCTCACAGGTTTGGAGAGCAGCGCGAGGAGGAGACGGATCATTGCGGGGCGGCCTTGGCGATTGCGGCGCGGGCGTTGTCCCAAAGCAGCTTCGGACGGTGTGTCTCGAAGCTGCTCACGAGCGCCTCCAAAGCCGCCAGCAGATCAGGCGCGGCGGCTATGAGGTGGGCGTTGGCGGTCTCTGCACCGTCTGGCATATCCATTTCGATAGACGCGACGGTCCACTCGCCCTTTTTGCCGAAGCGCGTGGCGCGGGCGACATTGCCGACAATCTCAAAGCCGTCGTGATAGTCGTCGACGCGCCAAGGTCCCGGAGTATGCTGAGCACTCATCGCGCAGCCACCTGACGCGACCACTGCCAGTCTTTTTCAACATGCCGATACCGCCGATCCTCGCACTCCCGCTCGTATTCGCTACGGCAATCTGCAACCGCATCCGCAATCGCATCCGTCGGCATCAGGGCATCGACCGCCTCAAGCAGCGCGCAAATGTCTGCGGTGATGGTGTCGGAATCATCGGCGTAGGTCAGCCGCTCGGTTGCAGCGATTACCGCCGACTTGCGGGTGGCGAATTGGGCTAGGGCTGAGTGTGTCATTTGGCTGCACCCATTTCCAGCGCGGCAACCCGCTCCATGTCAGCCATTGCGACCTCGTTGCTTTCGTAAAAGCGCACAGGGCTGATAGGGATGCCGGACGCCTTAGCGATCTGCATCGCCGCGAACGCAATGTTGGTCGCGCCCTCAAGTGCATAGCCTTCTGCGCCTGCCGCATGGACGATATGGCCAGCGCGGCAATGCGTTGTGCCGCAGTGCCAAGTGGACATGTCGAACGCGCCCTCAACCTTTGCCGCAGCCAACACCTTGGTGTGGAGGTTTTCGACCACCGGCACGATGAAAGCGGGCGTGTTAGCCTGGACGGGGGCGAGATTTTTTTTGCTATACAGGCCCGAGCAGTCCGAGCAGTCCGAGCAGTCCGAGCAGTCCGAGCAGCCCGAGCAGCGCGAGCAGTCCGAGCAGCCCGAGCAGCCCGAGCAGTCCGAGCAGCGCGAGCAGCCCGAGCAGTCCGAGCAGCCCGAGCAGCCCGAGCAGTCCGAGCAGCGCGAGCAGTCCGAGCAGCGCGAGCAGCCCGAGCAGTCCGAGCAGTCCGAGCAGTCCGAGCAGTCCGAGCAGTCCGAGCAGTCCGAGCAGTCCGAGCAGTTGGTACACCAGTCGCAATTGATCAGGCTGGCTAGCGACTTTTCAGCAGCCTCGCGGGTGCCCCAATATGAAATGCTCGCCTTGTTGTTGCGGGCATCGATCAGCCAATCGCCATCTTCGCGATATGTGGTGGCTGTCTGCACTGCGTCTGCGGGGGTGGTTTGCATTTTTCGGCGTCCATCTGTGGTGATGGAGCCTTTATGCGGAACGTACGTACGTCCGTCAACTCATAAACGTACGGAAGTACGATTTTATCAGAATTTAACGTACAACGTGGAGGCCAATCTTCCCTAGGCAACAAAAAACCCCTTGAGATGAATCCGCAGTAGCAAGCACAAAGAGCAATATTGATAAATATGCTTGCTAAGCGGACGCAGCAAGCAGAGACTGGCTCGGGCAGCAAGCACGGAGCGATTCTTAGTGATGGATACCCCACAGAGTAAGGGCGGGAAGGCCCGCTCAGAATTGCTTTCGCCATCAGAGCGCCAGCGGATCGCGCGGGCGGCTGCGAAGGCTCGCTGGGATGAGCCTTGCCCAAAGGCCATCTTCGGTGAGCAGGATAAGCCCATCCGAATCAGCGATATAGAGGTGCCCTGCTACGTCTTGGATGACGGTAAGCGCGTGATAACTATGAATGGAATAATGGACACATTCGGCATGGCGCGAGGCGGCGCTATGGTGAAGGGTATGAATCGTTTAGAGCTTTTTGTCTCCAGAAACAGAATAAAACCTTTCATTTCCAGTGATTTGTACGAGCGAATCGTTAGCCCGATTCGGTTCAGAATTAAGAACTCCACTGCCTATGGTTTTGATTCTGATACACTGATTGACGTGGCCGAAGCGGTCATCCAAGCTGACAATGCAGGCACCTTGCAGAAGCAGCAGGCGGGCATAGCACATCAATGCCGGGTGATTACATCAAGCCTTACCCGCGTCGGCCTTATCGCCCTCATTGATGAGGCGACGGGCTATCAGACTAATCGCGACAAGGACGAACTCCAGCAAATTCTCAGTGCCTATTTGCTGCCTGAGCATCGACCTTGGATGGAGACAATCCCAGTAGAATTCACAAACGAGATATACCGGGTTTATGGCTGGACCCGAACAGCGAACAATCGAGGGCCGCGCTATGCAGGGAAGCTCATCCGCAACTTAATTTATGAAAAGCTCCCAAAGCCGGTTCTCCCCGCCTTAGATGAAATCAACCCAACGAATGCCAAATACCAACGAAAGCACCGGCACCATCAGTTTTTGACAGAAAAACAGGGCCTAGATCACTTTCGAACGCAAGTTATCACGGTGATGACATTGCTCCGGATTTCGAAAAACAAGGGCGATTTTAACAGGCATCTTATCTCGTATTTTGGTTCGCAAATGTCATTTGCTTTTGATGATGATGTATGAAGTTTAGCATCATAAATTGAACTTCAGGCAACAAAAAACCCCGCCGAAGCGAGGTTTGGTGGAGTTTATCGGGCGGGCAGGTTATTTCTTATGCGCTTCGGCTGCTGCCATCCCGCTTTGATATGCAGATGCGGTCGTCCCCATCGCGCTGACATAAATTGCCACAGCTGCGTAAGTAAGGCTGATTATCCCAATTACAGAGCCTATGATGGCAATTATAATTGTAGATTTGGCGTTTCGTGCGTGCGCATCGACGGCGGCAATTTCCACTTTAAGTTGGCCGACATCTTTGGCGACAGAGCCCAAAGCGATAGTGAAACCATCCATCTTGCCGATCAGTTGGGCAAATTTGGTTTCTGTCCGCGCCTCAACGGCCTCCAGCTTCGCGTCCAAAAATCGCTCATCGAACGAATTTGTTGCCGCCCCTGAAGCGATAGTTTTGGGTGCTGCCTGTGTCATATAACTTCCCTGTATATAGGGAGTCTGTGAAAAAATGGTAGCCGCCATAGCTGCCGCGCGTCCTGTCCACCATGTCGGGGGCGCGTTAGGCGACGGCGGCAGCATCTATCATCCCTAACTGGTCGCCGATCATTTTATGAACCGCCCGCAGCACTTCCGTCGGCATTACAAGACTCGCTACATTTTTTACTGCTGGCCGTGTATTTCCCGCTTCATCTCCAACCAAATTTTGCTCGCGAAATACAAGCAAAGATGTTTCTGGGTTCACAAAAGACTGCGCGCCAGTAGCCCATACTCTTGGGAGATCCATGCCGAGGGAGAATTCTGGTCCGCGACTTTGAATTTCGGCATTAATATCTTGAATTTGCGAGTTTTCTGAACCTTGATCGGCCACTTGTGTCTCCTGCTCTATTGTCATCACAATTCCCTCACCCGCATCGCGCTCTGGGCAACGCGGCCACTCATAGCGCTCCACCGCCAGCGGATTGAGCCAACATCGAAACCATCTCGCGCTGGCGGATATCACCTTGCTTGGTCCGCACCATGCCGGGGATCAGGAAGCCGTCAATCAGCAGCCAGATAAACCCAATGACGATAAAGTAGGAAAGTATCTGCATAATCGCGCTGGCAGGACGACCGAGATAGAAGCGGTGTGCGCTCACAAGGCCAAGAAATAGCCAAAGTAGATAGGCGACCGCCACACTAGCCCCCTCATTCGTTACGCGTTGCTCGATAAGCTGCAATTGTGCAGTCGATAATGCCATTTAATCCCCCGTTTTTGTTGCCGCCGCCCCCGGCAATGCCACTAAGCTGCCGATGCTAGTACGTCGCTCATCCGCAGCGCCTTATCGATACGCAGCACATCGTTCATTGCGATACGAAAGGTCAGCTTTGGCTCGTATTGTTGAAGCTCAACGAATTGAGACGTGCGCCTAACAAGTCGCTTTATCAACACATGGCGAGCCGTCTCTCCGTCATCGGTATCGTCGGTTGGACGCAAATAGACGACAACGAAATCCCGCGCGCTAATAGAAGATGTTTTCTGAACAACAAGCAGATCTCCATCGTCAAACGCCGGGTCCATTGAGTTGCCCTGGACATAAAGCCCATAGACATCCCGCTTGCCATTGAGGATCTGAGGTCGCTCGCGATATTCGATAATATCCGCTGTATTCAGCCTAGTTAGTTCGATAGCCTCGCCATCCACAATAGTATCCGCCCCCATAGCTGAACCATACACCGGCAGATCGTCATTCATACGACTTAAGCTGGATCCTTCGTATTTCACCGTCTTGGCGTTCGATGGCGGTCGGTGCGAAACCAGCGCCTCTATTTCCTCCTCTAAGATCGGAGGCGCACCTTTGCCTCGTAGCGCTTTAGCAAACCTGTCGGCGGCCTTTCTGCCTAAAGGCGTATCATATGTGTCCTTAAAATACTCTTGAACTGAAGACTTACCTTTGTAGTCGCCGCCTTTTGCGATGTCGTCCAGTGACATCGTTGTTCTCGCCTTAAGATCGAGCAGCACTTGGCCGACAGTTTTGCGTTCTGACATGTACGTGTCTTCGCAGATGTGAGGTACGTTATCTAGGCCGTTGACAACCGTACGTACCTCGGCGTACGTCAAGTTCATGAGCAACTTTCGAGACTTGATCGCATCGCGTGGCGGCATTCGACCGCTAGCTCGCGCCTTAGGCCACAAGAACCCGTCCACGGTTCAGGGTTGGTGGGAGCGAAACAGCATCCCCGAAGCTCATCTGCCATCGGTATCGGACATATCTTGCGCCACTGAGCAAGCACGCGCCGCATGAACCGCAAGCTCGAAGGCGCGGGGAGGGCGGGCAACTCCCAGCCCGAGTTGCTGACGTGCACAAATTGGCGCGCTCGCATCTCCACAACGCCACGCCCTGCACCCGTCGAGACTGCTGCTGCGGTGACTAACTCTTTCCATGACAAGCCAAATACATCGAACCGGGAGCAAATCCGTGAGCAACTATGAAATGCCGACGCCAGTTGTGGCGGGCGACCATATTCACCGCACCCTCGGCCTGTTTATTGGACGGGGCCGTAAATATCAGTGCAGTGACATCGAAACTGGCACGGGAATCCCGGAACGCACGGTAAGTGCGTGGCTGGCATCCGACCCGCTGGAGCGTCGCGCACCCAAAGGCTGGCATTTACTGACTCTGTGCGGGTTTCTCGGGGAGGTGTTCACCAGCAAGATTATCGGACTGGTAGGGCAGGGTGCGCATTCGCTTGATCCGGAAGCCAATGCGCCGGGCGTCATCATCGCCCAGCTTATCGGCGGGACGGCTGAGTTCGCCATTCGCGGCGCTGACCACATTTATTGCAACGTCGATCGCGGTGCGCTGGAGCCGGTCGCTGATCAGATGATCGCCACGCTGACACCCTTTTCAACGAAGGGGCGGTGAGCATGATGGACCTGAACCCCTTCAAGCTGCGCCGTCAACGTGACGAAGCCCGCGCGACAGCCGAACTGCTCACCGAGAGAAATCTCAACCTCCGCTATGGGCTGAACAAGCTGGCGGAGGATTATCATTCTGTCGGTACGCAACTCGCCATCGCAAACGCCCGTCTCCAAAAGCGCAAGATCGACCGCAAAGCCGCTGACCGTGCGCCGATACGGGCCACGCTTGCCGGGCTTCGGCGTGGGTTGGGGGTGGGGGCATGACACTCCCTATCCCCGCGCACGCTCAGACGATCCTGCGCATTCTGACCGCCGCCGCAAACGCTGGCGATCAATGTCCGACTAACGGCGTTCTGGCGGAGGCTATCGGTGCGCTGTCGATATCGGCCCCAGCAAACGCAATATCCCTGCTTGAGGCCATTGGCCTGATCACGGTTGAACGCGGCTCGTGCCGACGCATGGTCACTATCGTTGCAACGGGCAAATCAACCGCGCCTGTCGTGAGCAAAATTCGGGCTTACGGCACGAGCGCCAGCCCAAAACCTCATAATCGCAAGCGGCGCCCGCTTGAATACGCCGAGCCTGTCCGCGTCGATCCATCACGCATCGTTGACCGTGACCCGTGCACATATTGCGGCACGCGATCCGATCACGGCTGCATTCATAATCGGAGGGCGGCGTAATGGCTATCGGACAAGTAAATTGGACCGTTGAGGATGATGAGCGGCTTTGCGACTTGGTCGCGAACGAGCTTCCCTTACAGCGCATCCCACTGCGTATGAATCGCAGCCTGCTATCGGTGAAAGCGCGCTGGCGTCGGGTTGTCCGCGAGATGGGGCCGCAGGCGATATGACTCCGACGCAACGCCGCGCCATTCTGAATAAGCACGCTAACGCGCACTATATTCGGCCCGAGAGACTGCTTGCCCACGATCAGACGGCCTCCGTCTCAGGCATCCGCCAGCGCATCATGCGTGATTTGCGAAGTGAAGGCTTCGCCATTTCCGAAATCTGCCGAATTTTAAACCGCTCAGATACAACCGTGCGCTTTGGATTGAGGCGCGCCGCATGACTGCCGCGCAGATCACTGCCACCGTTCGCAATCTGCCGGTTTCCACAAGCCTGCCGGGGACGCTGACGCGCGGACAATGCACGGCTCAGGACTTTTTGCGCTGGCCATCGCGCCGCGACGATTTTCCCAAATTATCAATCATCCAGCACGCAGTCGAAACCGGAAGGAATGGATAATGGACACCGCTACTTTGAAGGCGCTCGCCAACGGGCCACTGAACAACGCGCTCGAATTGTTTCTGCCTGAAGGCCGGATGAGTCTGAAGCGCCGTCGCGCGCAATACCCCCCCTGTTGGCGGGCTACGTTGTGCCCGTCGATGTCCCGTTGCCGCTAGTCGGCGGACACATGGGCCGATGATCGCCGCGCCCGTTTTCAACCAAGGAGAGAAGTAATGTCGGATATTATCCAGGCGGACAAGCTGCGGCTGTTTATCGAAAGAATTGAGCGGCTCGAAGAAGAGAAGAAGGCATCAGCGATGATGTTCGCGACGTTTACAGCGAAATGAAGGGGCAGGGCTACAATACGCCAATCGTCCGCCAGATCGTCAAGCTTCGCCGCATGGAGAAGAATGACCGCGACGAGATGGACGCGTTGCTGGAAACATATCGCGATGCGCTCGGGCTGGCGTGATTCCAACTCGCACCAAATACCGGGCGGTTAAAACCGTCTGCGGCGCGCTTCACCTGCATGACAGCAAGGCTGAGGCGCGTCGGTGCGACGATCTGACTGCGCTTGAGGCTGCGGGGCATATCTCGCGCCTTGAGCAGCAGCCGGTGTTCCGCGTCGAGATCAACGGCAAACTGATGTGCCGATACGTTGCCGACTTCGCGTGGTTCACGGATGACTGCCGAATTGTCGAGGACTGCAAAGGCTTCAAGACCGACATTTACCGGTTGAAAAAGAAGCTGGTTGAAGCCTCGCACCCCGGCGTGGTCATCACCGAATGGCCGGTGCGCGCTCCAAAGAAAAGGAAGCCCCGTGCCAAAGCTACAGCTTAGTTGCGAGCATTGCCACGTCGCCTTTGAACGATGGCCATCTGCGCCCGCGAAATATTGCTCGCGCGATTGTTGGAAGGCGGCGACCGTTTCTACGTTCGATTATGCCGGATGGCACAAAGACAATCGCGTCGATCAAAATGCAAAGAAATCGGCTTGGCGCAAAGCCAACCCTGAAAAGCGGTTGGCCATTCAGCGCAAATGGCGTGCGGCGAACAAAGCCACCATTGCGGCCAACGGCGGGATGCGCCGGGAGGCTATCAAGGCAGGCGTTGATAAATCGGCAGTTACGGCTGTTTTGACCGCTGCTGACGGCCATTGCACCTATTGCGACGGCCAGTTCGAACGCCTCGAGTTAGACCACATCGACAGCCTCGCCTTTGGCGGGAAGCACGCTCTCAATAATTTCCTGCCAGCCTGCCGAAGCTGCAACGCCAGCAAGTCAGACAAAGACGCGGCTGAGTGGATATTTGAGAAGCACGGCATCAATGGGTTGGTTCGAGCCGTCTATATGCTGGAAAACCGCCAGCGATGGACTCCTGAGGCGTCGCATCCCGGCACCGTGATTACGATATTTCCGCCGAAGAAGGCGAAGAAGCGGAAGGCGAGGGTATGAGCCACGAAGATGACATCAGGAAAGAGCGGGAAGCGGTCGATCGGCTGAACGCCGCGCTCGAGCAGATATCAGAGGATATCATATGGTATTGGGGCTGGGGCGACGGAGAGGGTGGATACGTCCTTGAGAAATTGCCCGCCATTGTGAACGAGCGTGATTTCGATTGGCCCGGTGACGGGAAGGCTAAACCGAGAATCTACCAAAAGAAGGTTATCAGCCGCAGCCTGTCCAAGGCGGTGTTCGAACGCGACGCCTTCCGTTGTGTGATTTGCTCTACTCACGTCGATTTAACCTGTGATCATATTTACCCTGAATCGTTGGGCGGCGAAACCATACTCGCCAACCTTCAGACTATGTGCCGCTCTTGCAATGCCAAAAAGGGCGTTCGCACTTGAGCAATCACATCATCTCGATGGCGTACAAGCGCGACCTCCGCACGGCTATGCGCAAGTCGGTAATGGTTTTGCTTGCCGACAAGGCCAGCGACGATGGTAGCGGCATCTGGGCGTCTAAAAAGACGATGGCCGACGAGTTGTGCTGCTCGAAGCAGACGGTGATCGATACCGTGCAGCAGTTCATTGATGAGGGGCTGCTGGTTAAGCTGGGTGAGCGCCGCAACGCCAATGGGTACACCGTTGAGTACGGCATCGACATGGCCGCGCTGGCCGCAACTCCGATGGTTAAATGCCATCAGGATAAGGGGTCTAGTGATTGGACCGGTAAACCTGCTGGACCGGTCAACGTGGCAGGGGGACCAGTCAACCTGCTGGACCCAAACCCTCCAGAACCATACCCAAGATAGCTAAAGCTACCTTGGGTAAACGCGCGCCGAAAGTTGAAAAGCATCTTTTGCCCGACGACTGGAAGCCGATAGCGTTCGGCGCTGACACCGAGAGCGCGAAGATACTGGCGAAGTGGCCACCCGGCGAGATCCCGTTCCAACTCGAACACTTCCGTGCCCACCACCTCAAGAAAAACGACCAATTCAGCAACTGGCAGCACGCTTGGTCAACGTGGGTTTTGAACAGCCGAAAATTCAGAGGAAATGACCATGGAAAACAACATCATCATGTTCCCGTCGCCAGCGATGGCATTGGACGCACGGGGCGAGCTGCACAAACTGCAAGAGAACAAATTCGTTTGGCGGGCTACGGCTGATTTCATCTGGTCGGAACTAACGACATCGCTTGCGCTGGTCTGTCCGGTCAGCATGACAGAGGATGACCGGGCGCAGTGGATTGCATCAGCCGTCACGACGATGATGGAGGTGGGAGTTAGTCCGGGCGACCTCCGCAAAGCCAATCTTTCTGCTCGCACCGATCCGGCTTGTGACCATCCAGCGAAGATCATCCCGGCCATCATGCGTGCGTTGGGGCCTAATTGGGTTTCATCCCGCGTCGAAATTTATGAGACGGATACTCGGCAACCTATGGATTTCACCGAGATCGAGGCCCGCGTGAAAAGTCGCGATATTACCGAACATGAGCTGAACACGCTTCCGAAGCAGTGGTTGCAAATATTCGACTGCCGCAACCTCGTCCGGTGGCATGGCAATGCTCGCGTTTACCGTCTTCGCGCAGAAGGCCGGGAGCAATCCGCATGACGCCGCCACACACACTGACAGCGCATCACCCAAAACGCGCAGAAAACCGCCATATATCGCGCGATTTGGCGGCAGAGGAAACCACCCCCACGCACCCCGACCCGTTCGTTACTTGGGCGCTTTGGGCGATGGGGGAGAGTGATGAAAGAGCGGCCAACACCCGTCCGGCCTTATGCGCTGCGCCCGTGCCCACCCGATTTTCGCGAACGGTATATGCTCGGCGGTTGGGAAGAGGTCGAACTCGAATACGGATCGCGTCCCAGCGTCATCACGCGTTGGATCGAGGAAAATGGCGGCGATGAACTGCGTTATGCGCGTTCCGAACATCTCAAGGCAATGCGCGCTGAAGCGTCGGTAGCGCGGCTTCAGAGAAGAAGGGTAGGATAATTACATGTATGTCAGTGACCATGCTGTTTTGCGCTACATCGAGCGCGTGATCGGTCTCGATGTCGAGGCTGTTCGGGTAAAGATCGCCAGCCCAACCGTTCAGAAAGCCGTCGATTTCGGATGCGAAACTGTGGTGCTTGGAACGGGGCAGCGGATCATCCTTCATGGAGATGTCGCGGTCACCGTTCTGCCGAAGGGCGCGAGGGGTACGCGGTGAGTGAAGGTATCCGCACCCCGGAACTTGAGGCTATCCTGATTGATGGCATCAGCGACGGAATACCACTGCGCCAGCTTTGCCGGACGCACGGGATAGGGAAGTCGACCGTATATGACTGGATGGCTGACGACAAAGAATTTGCCGGACGCTTCGCGCGCGCACGTGAGATTGGCTTCGACGCCATTGCCGCCGACTGTCTCGACATTGCTGACGATGTATCGAATGACACAAAGATCGTTGGCGAGGATGAGCGCGAGGTTGCCAACACTGAATGGATCAGCAGGTCAAAGCTGCGCGTGGAAACCCGCTTGAAGCTGCTCGCGAAGTGGGATCCGAAACGCTACGGCGATAAGATCCAGCACACCGGCGATGGTGGCGGGGCGATTGGCATCACCATCACCAGTGACGACGCCGCGCTGTAGCCGTGGTGTTTGCTCTCACGGCCAAACAGCAGGAAGCAAACCGTCTTCTTGGGTCGCCAGCTACCAATATCATGCTCCGGGGCGGATCGCGATCAGGCAAGACGTTTTTAATAACCCGTGCGATCTGTATACGCGCGATGAAGGCGGAACGGACACGTCACGCGATCTTCCGTTTCAGGTTTAACCACGCAAAGGCGTCAATCTGGAACGAAACGCTGCCCAAGGTAATGAGCCTATGTTTTCCGGGAATTCCTTTGTCGACGAACGAAACTGATTTGATCGCGACGTTTCCGAATAACAGCCAGATCATCCTTGGCGGGCTGGATGATAAGGCGCGCGTCGAAAAAGTGCTGGGTCAGGAATACGCCACAATTTACGCGAATGAGGCTTCGCAGATACCATGGTCATCTATCGAAACATCCCAATCGCGCCTTGCCCAATCGTCACCACTCGCCCTGAAATATTATTATGACTGCAACCCACCTTCAAAATTGCACTGGTCCTATCAGTTGTTTCGCGCCGGTTTGAAGCCAGGAACGAAAGAAGCATTGGCGAATCCGGCCGATTATGCCGAAATGCTGGTAAATCCTGCCGATAATCGCGCCAATCTCCCCGCCAAATATTTCGAAATTCTTGCGGGCATGTCATCGGCACAACGCCATCGCTTTGAAGCAGGAGAATGGGCGTCCGAAGTTAATGGGGCGCTGTGGAGCGTTGAAGGCGTCGATACAAACCGCGTGACCCTTGCCCCCGAGATGCAGAGGATTGTTGTGGCGGTTGACCCTAGTGGGACGAAAGGCGACGGCCAAGGCGATGACATCGGCATCGTGGTAGTCGGTAAGGGCACCGATGGCCGCGCCTACGTGCTCGCCGATCGCACCTGCCATTTATCGCCCGATGGCTGGGGCAGGCAGGCCGTAAAAGCATACAAGGACTTCGGCGCAGATCGGATCGTGGCAGAGAAAAACTATGGCGGCGCGATGGTGGAGGCTGTGATAAAAATGACAGATAAGACCGTCAGCTATAAATCCGTGAGCGCCACTCGCGGGAAAGTTGTGCGCGCGGAGCCTATAGCCGCCTTATACGAGCAAGGTCGGGTAAGCCATGTGGGGCCGTTTCCCGATCTGGAAGATCAGATGTTTAGCTTCACCCCCTCCGGCTATGTCGGCGAAGGGTCGCCTGATCGGGCCGATGCACTGGTGTGGGCATTAACCGAACTGATGTTGGGCGGTTCCAATTACTCATGGGACGCCCTGTAGCGCCAGCGTCGGTAACAGGGCCTTCCCGTCCGCGATAACCACGCGGGCCTATGAGCATGGTTCGCAGCTTCTTCGACGGCCTGACCAACGTCCTGTCCGGCGCAGGAACCAGTGTCGATAAGCGGGTTCACGCTCGATACGGCCTGAACATCGTCGATCAGCATCAGGTTGAAGCGAGTTACCGAACATCTTGGCTCGCTCGCAAGATCGTCGACATGCCAGCCCACGACATGACTCGAGAGTGGCGCGACTGGAAAGCTGACGGTGAACTTATCGGCAAGATCGAAGCCGAAGAAAAGCGATTGTGCCTGCGTGAGCGGGTGACGCAGGCGATCGTTCTTGGTCGTCTCGGTGGTGGCGCGATCTACCTCGGGATCAAGGGGGATGACCCTTCTCAGCCTCTAGCTGTAGAGCATATTCGCCCCGGCCAACTGTCCTACATCGCGGTATTCTCGCGCTGGCAACTGACGATAGGGCAGGAGGTTTCTGACCCTGAAGATGCTCTGTTCGGTGGCCCCGACTATTTCCAGATTACAAGCATCGCGAACAAGGTCGGTGTGCGGATACATCCGAGCCGAATGGTTATCTTCAAAGGTGCGCACGTCATGCGTGGCATTGGCTCGCAATGGGAGGACGCGTTCTGGGGCGATCCTATCTATCAGGCTGTTGGTGACGCGATCCGCAACGCTGATAGTGCGCAGAATAGTTTTGCCAGTCTGATTGATGAGGCTACTTACGACGTCATTGGCATCCCCGGCCTGATGGAGCGTCTATCACAACCGGGTGGAGACGCACAGCTATCCAAGCGCCTCGATGCAGCCCGACAGGGCAAATCTAATCATCGCGCGATCATCCTCGATAGTGGCGAGGGCGGCAAAGATGCCGAGACGTGGGTGACGCGTCAGGTCACTTGGGCCGGAATGCCCGAATTGATGGCCGCGTTCCTGCAAACGGTCGCTGGAGCTTCGGATATTCCCTACACGAGGTTGCTTGGCACCTCGGCAACCGGCATGTCTGCAACCGGCGAAGGCGACAAAAACGATTACCTGTCGAGCATTGCGACCAAGCAAGAAACCATGCTCCGCCCGAATATGGTTCGCATCGATGCCGTGATGCTGCGATCGGCCGGGATCAAGGATGAGCTATGGTTCGATTGGTCACCGTTGTTCGAGATGGGCGAGAAGGAGCGCGCGGCCCTCGATAAGCTGAAGGCGGATACCGCGAAGGTGTGGGGTGATAGCGGGTTGGTGCCGATCGATGCGCTAGCCAAGGGTGCGCAGAATCTTCTGACGGAAGATGGAACCTACCCCGGGCTGGATGAGGAACTGAAGAAGGCAGAGGCCATTGTTGCGCCAGACGCGGATGTCGCCCCCGTCGTGGCCAACCCCGATGACTTAGGCCTGACCAGTGAGGCTAAGCCAAAGCCGCTATTGAAAATCGTGGGCGATGCTGCGCCGCGTCCGCTCTACGTCAACCGTCCGCTGCTCAACGCCGCCGAATTTATCGCATGGGCCAAGGCTCAGGGATTCAAAACCACAACGCCCGCCGATGATCTGCACGTCACGATACTTTACAGCAAGACGCCTGTGGACTGGATGAAGATGGGCACCGATGGCTGGGGCAGCGATGCCAAAGGCAATTTGGACGTCGCCCCCGGTGGCGCTCGTATTGTTGAGCCATTGGGCGACAAAGGCGCGGTCGTGCTGTTATTCACATCGTCAAGCTTGTCGTGGCGTCATGAGGAAATGGTCCGCAACGGTGCATCGCATGACTTCGACGAATACCAGTCGCACGTCACGATTTCATATGATGCTAGCGATGTCGATCTGTCGAAGGTTGAGCCGTATCGTGGCGTACTGAAGTTCGGGCCGGAAGTGTTCACCGAGATTGTTGAAGATTGGAAGCCCACCGGCGGCGAGGCGTGAAATTTCTTCTCGCCGAATTCGCCCGCCGCAAAACCAACCGGCGTGGTGTCCTAAAACTCCGCAGCTTCGTTACCCCCAAGACGTTCGCCGATGAACTCGCCCGCATCAGCCTGCGCGTGGTCGCGGCATGGGATGGCGAACTGGCGGCGATCGAGCGGACCTATTCGACCACGCTGGATGGCATGACGCGCGACACGGCGGCAGACCTTGGCGCGCAGATCGAAGATATAGGACAGGCGGTGAACCGGCTGATCCTGACGTTGACGCCTTCGTTGCGTGCGTGGGCCTTGCGTGTCGAGAAATACAGCCGCGAGAAGTGGGCAGGCGCTGTCCTATCCGGGACCGGCGTTGACCTTGGCACGATCCTGCACAGCGGCGATGTGACCGAGACACTGGAAACCGTCGTGGCTCGTAACGTCGCACTGATCCGCGATGTATCGGCGCAGGCACAGGGCCGGATTTCCGATAGCGTGTTTCGCGGGTTGCAAAAGCGGTCGGCGGCGGTCGAAGTGGCTAAAGAGATACGCGAGGCCACGGGTATGGCGCGCGATCGGAGCATTCGGATTGCCGGGGATCAATCGAAGAAGCTGACTTCGAAGCTGGATCAGGAACGGCAGCAACAGGCGGGACTAGAGAAATTCGAATGGGTGCATGGTGGCTCCCAAAATCCGCGACCGGAGCATGAAGAACTGGACGGGCAGATATTCAGCTATGCGGAGCCGCCTTCAAGTCTTCCTGGGGAAGAAATTAACTGTTCCTGCCGTGCCGGGCCAGTGTTGAGTCTGGATGATTAGAAGGCTATAAAAGTCGAGCCGAACGAGGGGTCTAGACCTCGCCCGGCTCTAACCAAAACGATCACGGAAGGATCGAATATGGCTGAATCTCTCGTAGCTGCCGTGCGGCGCACTCGCAAATCTTATCCCCGCATCCAACCCGGCGACGTTTTCAATAAGCTGACCGTAGTGTCCGGCGACACCCCCTACATTCAACCGTCGAGCGGGAAGCCTGTCGATCGGTGGATTGTTCGTTGCGAATGTGGGCGAACGCTTCAAAGAAACCCTGCCCAATTACGTTCCGGCCAATCGAAAGATTGTGGATGCGGGCGGAAATACAAAGCTCCGGCGATAGGCACTGTGTTTGGAAGTTTGACCGTTTGCGGAGAACCGCGCAGCATCAATAAGCAATGGATGGTCCCGTGCCTCTGCAAATGCGGCGAACGCAGGCTACCGTTTTCATTTTCACTGACTGACGGAAGTTCCACTTCATGCGGCAAGTGCCGCGCTCCCATGAGCGATGAAGCTAAAGACGCTATTGGTTCGGCAAACCGGACGCATGGCAAATCAGCTACGTCCATATATCGCACTTGGCAGGCGATGAAAAACCGTTGCACCGACCCACGCAACCAAGCTTTCCCGATGTACGGCGGGCGCGGAATTGACGTTGATCCTCGATGGCTTGCCAGTTTCGAGGCGTTCTACGCTGACATGGGCGATAGGCCTGATGGAGGCTACAGCATCGACAGGATCGACAATGACAAAGGGTATTATCCTGAGAATTGCCGATGGGCCGATGATTCAACCCAAAACAGAAATCGTCGCTCTTTCACTATAGTCAGGCGCGGCAAACAGATTAACGCTCCCTCAGCCAGCGTCGGTAAACTCACTTAACAGCCACGAATAAACGGTCCAACATGTTCATGTCGGACCATCTTACGCTCGACGCGCCACGACGCACCAAGGACGGCTACATGGCCGTTCGGGCTAAGGCTGCACGGACAGGCCATTATGCCTATTCGGGCCGCGATGTGGACCCCAGCAACATGCACGGTCTGCGCGACACGACGACTGTCAATGTTTTGCGCGATGCCGATCAGGTTTTCGCCGCGAAAGCTGCTCATAGCTTCATCGGCAAGCCGATCACCGACAACCATCCTGCCGACAGTGTGACATCTGCCAATTGGAAGGATCACGCTCGCGGCACGATCATGGGCGCGAAGTGGGAAGAGGGTGGCTACCTCGCCTTCGACCTCATGCTTACCGATGAGAGCGCCATCAAGGCGGTTGATTCCGGTAAGCGTGAGTTGTCGAACGGCTATTCCTGCGAGCTTGAATTTGGCGATTTCACAGCGGCGGACGGCACGAAATGCCTCGCCCGGCAGGCCAACATCGTCGGGAATCATATTGCCCTGGTCGATAAAGGCCGTGCCGGTCCCGAATGTCGCATCGTTGATGCTGCCGCGTGTGACGCAATTTCACCAACGACCCTGCAATCCATTTTTACCGACAGCGGAGAACGCACTATGAAGAAACTGACCATCGACGGCCTGCTGGTCGATCTTGCCGACGCCGAGGCGGTTACCGCTGTTGTTGCGAAATTGCAGGGTGCCGCCGCTGCTGCGATTACCGCCAAAGATACCGCAGAAGCCGCGCTGGCGACCACCACGACGCTATCGGCAACCAAGGATGCTGAGATTGCCACGCTTAAGCAGCAGGTCTCTGACGCAAAACTGACGCCGCAACAGTTGCGGGATGCTGGCAAGGCTTACGCCCTAACGCTGGATACCGCCAAGAAGCTGGCTCCATCGCTCAGCCTCGCGGACACGATGGATGAAGCCGCGATCAAAAAGGCGGTCGTTTCGGCTAAGTTAGGCGACGTCGCCAAGGATTGGACCGACGCTCAGGTCGATGTCTCGTTTGCCACGATGGCAACTGCGACGCCGGTCACAGACAGCGTCCGCACCGTGATGACGAACGGAATCGTCCAGATCGGCGATGCATCTGCCCGTGAGACATCATCGCTCGCCAAAGCCAACGATCATAACGCCTGGCGCAACGCCAGCGCGGCAGCTTAAACAGGAGGGCGCGCAATGGCGTATCAGAACGGTTACACGCAATTCCAGCCTGACGGTTTCCCCGGCATGTTGGGGAACATGGAAAACTGGAACGGTCTTACCCGAACCGCGACAGCAACGATCGCGTTCGGTGCTCCGGCTCAGCGTTCCGGCGACAAGCAGTGCGCTCCACTCGTTACGGGCGGCGAGTTCATCGGCATCGCGATCGGGCATCACGTCATCACCAGCACGAACGGCGACAGCTACGGGCAGTACGACAACGTGCCGCTCGCTGATGAAGCCGGGAAGATTGGTGGCCTCGCTGATGCTGCAATCTCAGTTGGCGCTGCTCTCAACTGGAACACAGCCAGCGGTCGATACACCACTGCCTCTGTTTCCGGCACCGTGATTGCCGTTCCGGGTGCCGAGGCTGACACCGCCGCCGCTGCTGCGGGTTCGTTCTTCTGGGTGCGGCTGCGCCGTACCCCATCTTAAGGAGGTTTGACTGATGTACCAACTCAACGACGCACAGCAGGCCACCTTCGGGTTCGTCTATAACCAGTCCCTGCTGGTCAATTCGACCGTTTACGAAACTAAGTTCCCCGACCTCGACTTTGGGCGACTGGTCTATGTCGATAGCTCGGCACCTGAATTCGCGCCCGGTATTGCGACCTTCATCTCCAGCACGCTCGGCAAGGCTGATTGGTTCTCTGGCGCCGCCAAAGACATCAAGAAGGCCGATGTGACGCGCGATCGAGTTGAAACCCGGTTCCACATGGCCGCGATCGGCTATGGCTATAATATCGAGGAAGCCGGGCAGGCTCAGTTGATGGGCATGAACCTGGACACAGGAAAAGCCGAAGCCGCACGCCGCGCATACATGGAGTTCATGTGGAACGTCACTCTCACCGGCGATACCACGAAGGGCTTGGCTGGCCTTATCAGTCAGACGGCGGGCGTCACCATCGGCACAGCACCTGCAGACGGTACGGGTTCTGTAACCACTTGGTTCGCCACAGATGGTACGATGACAAAGACGGCCACGCAGATCCTGCGCGACTTCAACAATGTCATCCTCGGCATCTTTACCGGGTCGCTTACCGTTGAAATGGCTGACACTGTTTTGCTTCCGTATTCGACTGAGGCGTTCCTTGGCGCAACACCGATGTCGGCTACGAACAGCGAGACGGTACTTTCGTTCATTGAGCGCAACAACGTTTATACCCGTCGCACCGGTCAACCCCTCACAATCCGGGGTGAGCTTGGTTTGGACGCTGCGGGTGCTGGCGCAACGAAGCGCATGGTTGCCTATGCCAACCGTCAGGACGTGGTGAAACTGCACCTGCCAATGCCGCATCGCTTCTTGCCCGTGGCAACGGCTGACAACGTGCATTTCGACATTCCCGGCATTTTCCGTACCGGTGGCGTCGAAGTCATCCGGCCCGGCGCTTTTCGTTATCTGGACGGGATCTAAGCCATGGCCGAAGCAAAGAATGTCAAGCATGTCGTCACCAACGTGTCAGGTGGCCCACGGGTAATCAACGCGATTCCCGGCGTCCTGTTGCAGAATGGGGAGTCCACCGATGGCGCTGTTGAAATGACCGAGGCTGAGTTCGCGGTCGCCAAGTCCACCGAGTGGTTCAAGTTCGGCGATAAGTCAGATGCGAGGCCCAAGCCTGCCGACAAAGCAGACTAAAGCTTCAAATAACTTCCTGACGGGAGTGAAGGGGCTGGCGTCCAACGCTGGCCCCTTTTGCATTTACCAGCGTCGGTAACGAACCCAGATGTGGCAAAATAGAACGTCGGGCCATGACAGCAACCGTCGCCACGTTCAAAACGATATTCCCCTCGTTTGTCACGACCGCTGACACATCGGCTCAATACTGGCTTGATCGGGCCTTATTGACGACAGGCGCTTGGGACGACGACCACGCCAGCTATCTACTGACGGCGCACTATCTAACGCTGCAAGGGCACGGGACGGGCGCTGAGGCTGAACTTGCAGCCGGTGGGGCGTCAGGCTTCACCTTGATCCAGTCGGGGGCGTTAAAGCTGGAGCGGGCATCGGCAAAAACCGGGTATGCTTCGACCTCCTACGGCCTGCAGTTTTTGCCCTTTCTTCGCGCCCATTTTGGCGGTCCCTCGATCACGTCAACCGGATCCGTTTGCGATGGCCTGCTGCGCGGTGGCGTTGCTGGGGCCTATCCGTGGGCTTGATGGACGGCGGACTTGCGCGGGTGTTCGCATCCGTGCTTGCTCCGATGTACCTTGACGCCACGCTCCACCGCAGATCCGATGCCGACGACGGTTTCGGCACAATCGGAATAGCTTGGTCCGACGAGTGCATCCGTGCCCAACTCGACAGCGCAACGCACGCGATGCGCATGACGCCGGGGTTCACTGACACCGATGTGGCAATCTACGTGCTAGCGGCAGACCTATGCGATCCGATCGACAGCGATTGCGAAATCACCGTGCGCGATCAGCGCTATGCGGTTGCCTCGGTCACGACTGACCCCGCGCTGTCCTATTACCTGTGCCGTGGTCAGCGGGCGTGACGGTCTTGCAAAAATTACCGGAATTTGCGATACATAAGCGGACTGAACGGGTGCTTGTAACACCGCGCTCAGCCCTAACCAAAACGATCACGGAAGGATCGAATGTGGCTAATCGCCGACTATATCCCTGCAAGACGTGTGGCAAGTTGACCATTTTGCGAATGGGTATGTGCAATCTTCATTACAAGCGCTTGCGCAAACATGGCGACCCGCTCGCTGGCCCGACTTTCCGTGGGGATTTGCTTAAATGGATCGACAAGCACGTTGATTATAAAGGCGATGAATGCCTGTCTTGGCCCTTCAGTAAGAAGGGTGAGGGCCGAGGCGGCATAACGGTCGATGGCAAAGAAATGTGGGTCGCGCGCTATATGTGCGAGCGAGCGCATGGTCCCGCGCCGACGACAGATCACGAGTCTGCGCACTCTTGTGGAAACGGGCATCTTGGGTGCACTAACCCTCACCACCTGCGTTGGGCGACCCGGACTGAAAATCAGGCGGATCGTTTTAAGCACGGCACTGATAGTCGTGGGGAAAAGTGTGGCTCGGCTAAGCTAAATCGAGCGCAAGTGCTCGATATCAGAGCTTCCCAAGGGGCGCTTACAAACCGGCAACTAGCCGACAGGCATCAAATTTCAATTGAGACTATTCGCGACATTCATAACTGCCGGAGTTGGTCATGGCTGTAACTGGCTGCAAGACACACACCGACCGCCTGAAGCGCATGGCCAGCCAGGCCAACGTTGAGCGGGTCGGGAAAGCGCTGTTCAAGGCGGGGCTGGCAATTCAGGTTGAAGCCCAGACCTCGATCACCAAGGGTAAGGTGTCGGGCAAAGGCCATGTCCGATCGAAGCCGGGGCAGGCTCCCAATGAGGATACCGGCGTCCTGAGCGGTAACATCGAAACCGTTCAGGAAGCGCCGCTCCGGGTGACAGTTTCGAGCAACGCGCCCTACGCAATACCGCTCGAACTCGGCACTTCGAAGATGGCCGCTCGCCCGTACATGAAACCTGCCGTCGCCAAGAAGCGCGATGAGGTTACAGCCTATGTCCGGCGCGTCATTCAAAACACAATTGGAGGTTAATCATGGCCCAGTGGCTCAAGTTCAAGCGTGATTACGACCACATCTGGGGACGAACGCGCACACTGCGTTTAAGGCGGACAGCGTGGTCTTCGTGAAAGATGAGGTAGCCGATCTTGCCATCGCTGCCAAGGCTGCGGAATCGGTGAAACGCCCAGATAAGGGCGACGAAAGCCGCGAAGAGGGCTGATGGCCAACGATCCCCGTCTGCCTGTTCGTCGGTCCGTCGTCGCGCTCCTACGGTCGGACGCGCCGCTATCGGTGATGGTAGACGTTCGCACCTATGGACCTGAGACGCCAGCGAACGTGACTTGGCCGTTTAACCGGTATGGCAGCGCGACCTATATCCCTGAGCGAGCGACATGCATGGACGGGGCGAAGGTTTTTGTGTCGGTTCATAGCTTTGCGCGCGGCCCCGGAGAAGACGCAGCCTCAGCTATTGCGGCGAGGATAGCCAAGATACTCGATGGAGCCACACTGGTGCTTGAAAACGGGGACGAGGCCACTGTCACAGTGACAGGCGGGCAGACACTGAGAGACACGGATGAGGCAAGCGCCTGGCACTGCACGACAGACATTGAGGTCACCGTCGTTTCGCAGTAGGCCTACGGGGTGGACGACACCCCCTCCGATGCTGAACGCCTGTTTGGCGCACTGATCGCGCAACTGCACGCGAATGGCACGATTGATCTTGATGACATTTCGGAGATGGCATTACGGCTCGATTCTCCCGAACTGGCGGCAGCGGTGCGCGGGTATGCGTTCGAGGGCGCTGTGAAGCCGGGGGATCGGGTGAAGGTGCGATTGACGGTTGTTAAGCCCGTTTAGCCGTTGTCGTCATCTTTATCATACGGAACCGGGGAAAATAGATCGTTCGCCGAAGAAAGTAGGCTGTTCGGCGTTTCGTGCGCGTGTGGAATTTCTCTCATTCTCTGTCGGGCCTGTTCGAGTATTTTTGCGACACAATATGGCACGACCGTAATCACCATTGCTGTTGCCGCCGATGCAGCAAGGCCGGGAGCGCCTAGAGCCTGATCACCATAGGCGGGCCTCGCTATCTGCATAAGCGTACCCCACATGAGCCATGTGCTGCACCCGGCGGCAAAGAGCGTAATGATGTCGAACAGCCCAACGATTGCTTTGAACATATTGCCAGCCCCTAATTTGATGCTGTTACGAGCGGAGATATGTCTTTTTTCTCGAAATCGGCGCGGTGCTGAACGAAGCTTTCTTCATCTACGATTTGCAGATCGGATCGGCCCGTCATAAATCCCGGCTTGATCTGACAGCGAACGTATTTCGTTTGTCCGGCAGCGACGATCACGTCCACGCTGGCGGTCTTGTTGGTCAGGATATAGTCGCCTGCGGGCACAGACCATTCGGCGTATTTGCCGCGCCCAAGTTCAACAAGCTCTTGCCCCTTGTAGCGGATTGGGCAGCCTAACGCTGCGCCCATTACGCTAGAGCCGCGATACATGATGATCGTGGCGGTCGGTATCGTGATAGTCGGAGCGGCAGTTTGAGCCAGTGACATGACTGGCGTGGTAATGATCGCGCAAGCGAATGCGGCGAAGTTGATTTTCAAGATGATTTACCCCCGTTTGTTACGGCGGCATAGCTATTCGGTTTGGATGCTCGTTTCAACAACCCGGCGATTAAACCCTCAAAGCCTCACCGGTCATCTTCTCGGCAGCATTTCGCAAAGCATCCTCCCCCAAGCATTCATGCTTTTGCCTGACAGTTGGGCGGCCAGTGCGGCTTGCGCATGAACGCTCGGGTCAATCCGAAACATCACCTTGCCGGAATAAGGCTTCTGCGGCGCTTTGCCGATCTTGGCGCAAGTGGCGATATAGTCCTCAACCGCCTCATGGAATGCCTCGATAAACGCCTTTCCATCATCGGCATGGAAGCTGATATTGTCATCGATCCCGGCCAGTTTGCCGACGAGGATCATATCGTCGGCGTCGAAATCGACGGTTGCGGCATAGCCCTTGTAGGTCATTACGGTCATGGCTCAACTCCTAGCTTTATAAGGGAATCGCGGGCTTCACGAACCTGATAACGCTTAGCTTCCTTCGCCGGGTGAGGGCGGTGGAAGCTGAAAACCAGTTCGCCTTTCACGAAACGGACGCGAGAACCATTGCCCTCGATCACTTCGCATCCGACCGCGACCAGCAAGCCCTCAATGGCAGCCCATGCAATGGTGCCCGATGCCGGATCGGTGAACACCATCTTGAGCGTCTTCTTATGCTTGCTATTCATGCTGGCATATAGCGATAGCGCAGGCGGAAATGCAAGCGAAAAGCGCTAGCGTTCTGCGATAGTTCCGGCGCGCGCCTTCGTCACGTCCGACAGGGCGGATCGAAAGGGTCGCCCCTTTTCATTTAACCAGCGTCGGTAAACCCTCCGTCGTCACAGATTTAATGTTCCGCGAAATCATTCACGTTCGCGGAGATAACCATGGCACGTCCGGCACTCATCAAAGGCGGCTATTTCACCATCCTGATGGGCGATGGAGCCACACCGGCGGAGGTGTTCACTGTCCTTTGCGGCCTGAATACGCGGTCCTTCACCATCCAAACCAACACGAGCGACGTGTTTGTAGCCGATTGCGCGCTCCCAGAAGATGTACCAGCGCGTCAGGTTAATCTCACCGGCAAGCAGTGGGACATGAGCGGTGCGGGATTGTATAACCGTACTGACGCCACCCGCATTCGTGCAGCCGTGGGCGTTGTTAAAAACTACCGGTTCAGCGAACTTGAGCCAGCTTCGCCCGCCGTTGCGGTGGATTCAGGCTGGTGGGCTGGCGCTTTCGTCCTGACTAACTGGCAGCAGCAGGCCGCTGATGGGCAGTATGTCACCGCCTCCATGACCTTTGTGTCTGATGGCCCGGTTCTTTGGGTTCCCACCGTTTAAGCGAGGTGGCCCGTGCAGACGCATATTGATCTACTATTCGGCGACGGCGAGTACACGTTCAAGCTTGGCTTGCGGCAAATCCTTGCGATCGAAGAAAAATGCGGCCCTATCGGCGAGGTATTTGCCCGGCTGCTGAAGGGGCGCTACGTCGGCAACGTCGATGGTTCGGGCATTGGACTAGCTTCTGAAGGCGCGTTCCGCGTTGACGATATCATGGAAACAATCCGGCAGGGCCTCATCGGTGGTGGAGCGGGGTCGTTGATGGCATTCCAGTCGTAGTCACGTCGATTGTCGCAAACCGTTTGGTCGCCACCTACGTCGATGGACTGCCGCTTAACCGAAGTTGGACGGACGCCACCGCCGTGATGTCGGCCTGCATCGAAGGTTATAACCCTCCCGAAAAAACAATCGCTGAGCCTAAAAAAAAAGTGAGGCCGTCGCGCTCGACTGGGGCGAAATCCTCGCCAACTGCAACGTGATGGGGGTTGCGCCTAGCGAAGCTGGCAAGTTGACGCTCTACGAGTACGGCGCGCTGCTGCACTTCTGGAACAAGCGCAACAGCCCCGACGAAGAGGAAGAGGTCGAGGCTCCCGACTTCGATATCTTCGAGGCTGAGACTGCCCGTCTGATCGCCGCTGGCGTGGCCGCGAACTGATGGCCGTCACTTCAGACAGTGTCGTCGTTACGCTTGAGGCGAAGATCGACGGCTATAATCGAGACATCAACCAAGCGGCAGACAACACATCTCGTAAACTCGATCAGATTACGGGTTCCACGAAAAAGATGGGCGCGGCTGGGACTGATGCATTCGCATTACTTCGCGGTGCTGCTGTTGGATTTGCCGCCTCCGTAGGAGTCGACGCTCTCGCTCGGGTTATTAAGTCCGGCCTTGATTACGCAGCGGGCTTAAAAAACATAGCGCAAGCCGCAGGGGTTAGCTCGCAGTTTCTTCAGGAATTCAGGTTTGCAGCGACTGCCAGTGGCGCAACCATAGAACAAGCGGATGCGGGACTAGCAAAATTCAGCAAATCCTTGGGAGATGCATTCAACGGCAAGTCGAAAGAGGCTGTCGCCAATGTAACGGCGGCACTCGTCGGGACCGGCGTGTCACTGCAACAACTCGCCAAAATGACCGATAGCGCACGGTTTGAAGCGATCTCTGATGGGCTGTCGAAGATCAAAGACCCTGCCCAAGCCGGAACACGCGCTCTGGCATTGTTTGGAGAGGCTAACCGCGCGCTGATCCCCACATTGACAGCGGGCGGTGCCGCGTTTCGCAAGGCTGCATTGGACGCTCAATCTTTCGGGCTGATCCTCTCAGATAGCCAGATCGCACACGCTGATGAGACTGCGAGTAAAATCCAGCGCTTAACCCAAGCGTTGCAGGTCAAGATCGCGGGCACGGTGGCAGATAATGCCAATGCTATCGGCACCTTGGCGAATGAGTTGACTAACCTCGCGGTCTGGGCAGTGAAGGCGGGTCAGCAGTTCATTGGCTTTGCAAACATCGTGCGAAACCAAAGCTTTTTGACGGCTCTCGGAACCTACAAGAGCGCTGACCTACTTGCTGCCGCCACTCCGAAGGGCAACGCAGTGTCGGCAATCCGCGGCGCGGCGGACGCACAACGCCGACTTGCATCTGCCGAGAGACAAGTCGGCTACGCTCCGGATTCCGCATCCAATCAATCCGAGTTGGTTGCAGCCAAGAGAGCGGCTGTGGACGCCGTTCAAAATGCCAAAGATGCTGTCACCGCGGCGAAAGCGTCGCTCAACCCTAATGCGGGAAATGCGACCGCAGGAGGCTCCGCCACAGTAACTCCGCCTAAAGGCCCTAAAGGTCCAAAAGGAAAAGATCCCGCGGACATCGAGCGCGAATTCAACCGCGCCCTTGCTCGCGCGCAGGAAGACTACCTCCGCGAGCAGGAGGACATGACTGCGGACATCGCGATCCGCGCCGGGATCGAGAGCGACCTAGCTGAACGCCAACGCCTCCAGTCCGTCGAGGATGTGAGCCTCAACAAGGATTATTCACAGGCACGCAAAGACACGCTGATCGCCGCCATCGACAAGGCGGCATCAGCCCGGCAGGATTCGATCAACCAGCAGAAGATCGAAGCGCTTGCTGATGAGTCCGCCAAGATCGCCGTTGGCTCCCTAAGCAGCCAAGAGGATATTCTAAAATTGCAGGGCGGGCTTGCAACTACGCAGGCGAAACGCCGCGATATTGAACTGTCGATCATAGCGCTCAAGTATGAAGAGGAGCGCATTCAGAACCAGCGCGTGATCGATGACACGCTCGCCAGCAAAGAGGCTAAAGCAGATGCGCGTCGTCGCAACGAGACGCTGGCGCAACGTCAGAACTTAGATATTCAGACGGCCGAGCAGAACACGATGACGCCGGGCGAAAGCTATTTGAAGGATCTCCGGAAAGACGCTCAGGGCCTTAACGAGGATTTCCAGCAAGTTGCTGTCGACGGCCTTAAGTCTCTCAACGACGGGATAGCCGACGCCATTCTTAGCGGCAAATCGCTAGGTGAAGTGTTCAATTCGGTCGTTAACCAGATCGTCTCTGGCTTGCTGAAGATCGCTATTCAACAAGCGATAATTAAGCCGCTCGGGGAATCGCTGTTCAGCGGCGGCGGCGGCGGGGGAGGCCTGCTTTCCGGCATCGGCAATTTTGCGAGCAAACTCGTCGGTCGCGCATCCGGTGGTGACGTGCAGGGTGGTCAGACCTACCGAGTCAATGAAACGGGCATTGAGGGTTTCCAGCCAGCCGGGTCGGGAAAGATTATCCCGCTCGGTCGGATGCCGACCGCAGTCTCAGGCGGCGGTACATCGATCGTTCAATCCTTTACTCTGGACGCGCGTGGCGGTGTCGTAACGCAAGACCTTCTTGATTACGTCAACGCACAGGCGGGGCAGGCGGCAATTGCGGGGGCGCGTGGGGGCGCTCAGATCGCATCGCGAAACTATGCCAAAGCAGCCGCCCGGAGGCTTGCATGAGTATCATGTTGCCAGACCCTCGGTATCTGGAGGTTTCATTCTCTCCGTTGGATTGGGGGCAACTCTTACGCCGTCACTGGGCGGCCCGGTCCAGCGCATCAATCGCCTCGGAAATCGCACAGCCATAAGTTACACGCTGCGTCCGCTATACAGTCCAACCGAGGGCCGTATCTTCGTGGCGCGGCTTATGCGTGGTCGTCAGGTCGGCGTTATCGTGGTGGTGCCCCAATCAGGGATCATCGTCGGAACGCCTGGAAGTCCGCTGGTGAACGGCGCTGTTGGTGGCGGCATCGCTTTGCCCATCAAAGGGCTGACGGCGGGCTATGTAATGAAGGAGGGTCAACCTCTGTCGATCATCCATAACTCACGTCGCTTCCTGCACTGGTTTGCTGGTGATTATACGGCTGATGGCTCAGGTAGCGGGGCCACCAACATATATCCGCCGTTGCGCACGGCGTTGACGAACAACGATGTCATCGAGATTGCCAAGCCGTACATCGAAGGCTCGCTTTCCGCTGACAGTGATCGCTGGAGCAAGCAGGCCGCGGCCCGAAACCCGATCAGTTTCACTGTGACGGAGGACGCATAGTGGCCACTCCAGCGATGGTCACAGCCCTTCAGGCGAACCCGACCACATTATTCGGTGCGCTCCAGATCGACCTGAAATCGGGGCAGACCGTCCGCGTCCTCGACGGCTGCGCCAGCCTTACCTTCAACGGCGGCACGTTCACTGGACTTGACCCATTGTTCGGTACGATTGCGGCCATCGACACCATTGAGGACGGGTTCGGCGACGAAGCCCCAGCGTTGTCGTTCAATTTCATCCCGGCCAGCGGTGCATCGATCGCAGCGCTGGCGGTACCTGCGAACCAAGGCTCACGCGTCCGTGTCTGGTTGGGCGCTCTCGACACATCCTACAACGTCGTCGCTGACCCAATCCTGCTGTTCGACGGTGAACTTGACCAGATCACGCCAACAGTCGGCAAGGACAAGCGCGAACTCGACGTAGATGCCGTCTCTGGAATGGAGCGGTTCTTCGACAATCAGGAGGGTGTCCGCCTTTCGCCGACCTTTCATAAATCATTGTGGCCGGGAGAGACGGGTTTGGACAATATCACCGGGCTTGAAAACAAGGTTTTCTGGGGCGTGATGGGTGAAAGCGTTTCGCCTGTGACCATAGGTTATGTCGGCGGTCCTTCTGGAGGCAGCGGTCGCGGCAATTCTGGCGCGGTCCAATGGTGATGCACGTCCTAGAACGCCGAAAAATCGCCACCGAGGCGACGATGGCGCGGTTCGTGGGCAAAGAATTTCGTTGGGGTTCCGCCGATTGCGCCAAGCTCGCTGCCTTCCACCTTCGCCAGTTGGGCGTGAAGGTCGGTATTGCGAAGGCGGGCAAGTGGACAACCGCGCTGGGAGCCAAGGCGGCTTTGAAGCGAATGGGCGTGAAGTCGCTTTCGGAATTGGCTGACAAGCATCTGGCGGAGATCGCACCCGCTGCCGCACTGCCGGGCGATATCATGATCATGCCCGGCGATAATGATTTTGAAGGGTTAGCGATCGTGCTGGGGAACGGGGCCGTGCTTGGCTGGCACGAAGAGGCGGAAGGGTGCGCGGTGTTGCGCATTACCTATGAGCAAACGCGGGCTTGGCGGGCGATTGTATGAGCAAAATCCTCAAGATTGCAGCCGTGGTTGTCGGTGTCGTGGCTATTACAGTGGCGACCGCTGGCATCGGAACGGCACCCGCAATCGCCGCATCGGGGACCGGCTTTGGGGCCGTTGCGGCATCGGCTGCGGTTGGAGCCAGCGCGTTCGGGTTGTCGGTCGGAACGTTGACAGCCGTTGCCGCGGGCCTCTCCCTCGCCAGTTCTGCGCTCGCCAAAAAGCCCCAATCAGGAAGCGCAGTCGGATCGCCCACCAACTGGAAAGCCGATGTTGGCGCACCGTTGCCCTACTGGATCGGGCGCACGCTCAACGCGGGCAGTCTCGTGCATCGTATCGGCTACCCCGGCCCGGACGCTGGTGTTCCCAACCAGCTTGAAACCTTCGTCACGGTCTATTCTGGTGCAGGGCCGATAGCTGGTTTCGACAGCTACCTGATGGACAAGGTTGCGACCACGTTCACCGGTACGAACGGAGCCGTGGTTGGCACGCTTGCCGGGTATGCTTGGTTGACGGCAAAACTTGGCGCGCAACCGGAAGCCGCCGCGCACGTCGCACCTTATGCAGTACCGCCTGGTTGGGGTCCGTCTGCAAAGTTGTCGGGTCTGGCATCCACGATGCTGACGATATGCTTCGACAACAAGGGCAAGGTCTATCCTACGGGCGAACCGAAGCTGGCAATCGTCGGGCGGGGTGTCAGCGCCTACGATCCTCGCAAGGATAGTACCTATCCGGGCGGCTCAGGGACGCAACGGTCGGCAACAGAGTCCACATGGGCCTACAGCGACAATCCGTGGCTCCACGCGCTTACTTGGGCCATCGGGCGGCGTTCGAACGGTATCCGCACAATAGGCGTGGGAATGCCGATTGCGAGCATCGACGTTGACGCGTTCGTGCAGGCTGCAAACGTGGCTGACGCGAATGGCTGGAAGATCGGCGGCGTTGTCGGTTCGACCGATGACAAGTGGAACGTCCTGAAGCAAATGTGTCAGGCAGGCGGTGGCGAGCCTGTCCGGCAAGCTGCGATGCTGTCCTGCTTTGTCAACGCGCCGAAAGTCAGCCTTGCCACTATCACCGCTGACGATCTAGCCGATGGCGATATTTCATTTCCGGCGATGCAGCCGCGCCGTGCCCGGATTAACAGCATCGTACCGACGTATCGTTCTGAAAGTCACGATTGGGAGGTCGTGGCGGGCGATGTGGTGAAGGGAGCCACGTACATCGTCGAAGATGGCGAGACACGCACGCGACAGGTCGATTACCCGCTAGTGCAGTGCTTTGCAGGTCAGCAACCAACGCAGGCCGCGCAACTGGCTGCATATGATATCGTCAACGCCCGCGAATATGGCCCAATCCCCATCCCTCTCAAACCGGCATGGATCAGGTTCAAGAATGGCGACTGCCTGACGCTGAACATCCCTGACGCAAATTTGGTCAATCAGACGGCCATCATATTGAAGCGCGGACTTGATCCTTCGAACGGTTCGGTGTCGTTGACATTTCGCTCGGAGACTGCGGCCAAGCACGCGTTTGCTTTGGGTAAAACCACGACAGCGCCGCCAACGCCATCGATCAGTGCGCCGCCTGTTAATCCCTACTGGATGGACCCGAATGCCACGCGCGATATTACCCTCGTTGACGTATCGTACTCCGGCACCATCAACATCAACGGCAATAGCCTGAGTGGCAATGGCTCGGGTGGGGACTGGACAACCGGCGGGGCTGACAAGAATTATTATACGAGCAGTGAAGTCGCAGTTCGTATGGCCAGCCTGCAATCCCGTTTGATGATAGGGCTAACTTCTCGGGCGTCGTTTTCCGCGCCGATTTACACAAAAATGGAATATGCGATCTATTCGCAAACGCAGGGAAGCGGTTCAGCTTATCTGATTTTTGAATCAGGGAAGAACGTATTCACTGTTCCTACGATTGTTTCAGCGCCCGACGACTATCTGCAAGTCATTAACGACGGGGCGGTCGTTCGATATTATATTAATGGCACGCTGGTTTATAAATCGCTGGTTGCGCCGGGCGGCATAAAATATCGAGCTGTCATTACAGTTGGGTCAGGTTCGACAGCTACGGCGATCGTCACCGATATAAAAGCAGGACCGACGCTTTCCGCCATTGACACGTTGGCAGGAAGCGGTGCGCAAAACCTTATCTATAACGGCGGCGCGGAACTCGGAACGACGGCCGGTTGGGTTACGAATTATCTAGGCGGCGCGGGACCGGTTGGATTTTACGCCGACCCCACCTACGCACAATCGGGAAAATACTCGTTTGTCTTGTCCAAGTCGGCGACTAGCGACCAAAATGGCGCAACCTGCAAATCAGTCGCCGTCATGCCCGGCGAAATCTACAATATAAAAGTCTTTCTCTATGGCATTGGCTCGTCAAGTACGGGCTTGTATCTCCGCCCCGGGGAAAGTGCTGTCGAAGGTTATCCGGCAAGCCAAATTAGCGGTTCACCTTCGCCCGACTTTGTCGCAAATGGCCCAGTCGCCAACGGCTTAACGGTCTACGATCTTGTCTATACCGTCCCTGCTGGCGTCTATTTCTTTTCGCTGAATGTCATTGCTTACACCGGAACGCCAAGCATTGCCTTTGAAGCGGCGATGCTCAAACAGATTGGCGCGCGCAATCTGCTAACTGACGGGGGCGTTGACCTCGCCACCGTTGTGCCGGGCACCTTCGCATGGAAGACCGGGTCATCAGGCACCCAGACAACAACATCGGGCGCATCGGCGGCAGATACCGGTGTTATCAATGGTACAGGTACGGGCACTGTGACGGCAGGCACCCGCGTAACCTTGACTGGAAACGCGGCGTTTTCTGCCGCGACCGGGTATCCGGGGCAAACAGCTTCAGTTGCCTTGCAGCTATACTACAACGTGAATGGTGCTGGATGGGTGTTTACCGGCGTGAGTGTCGCCAACAATGGCGGCTTCCAAAACATAAATCTACAGTCGGCTAGTTGGATCGTGCCTGTGACCGGAAAAATGCAATTTGCCTATAATGTACATAGCATCGGAAGCGGCGGGATGCCGGTAACGGTCACGTCACACAGTATAAATCTTGAAGTGATCAACTTCAAATGACGGCTTTCAAACTGCACAACGACGATTGCTCCATCGTAGAATACGGGGTCGAGGTTGGGGATGTCTCATCACTTCCCGCCGCGCCTGACGGGTTCCGGTGGACTGAGGTGCCGACGCCTGCTTTAGACTACACGGTCGAGCTACTGGACGGGAAGTACACTGCGGTCCCCTACGTGTTCTCACCGGTTATCGTTCTGAGCAGCACCAAGGCGGCGATGAGAAACGCGCTCTCCACGCTCCGCGACGTGATGGAATGGGCCGGATGCGCAACACCTGTTGGCCGTTCCGACACCACTCCCGACAGTCAGCGCAAGGTCAACGGTGCAGTGACTATGGCCCTTATCGCCAGCACTGCCGGTGCGCCGTTCTCGATCGACTGGACGATGGCTGACAACTCGTCGGCCACGCTGGACGCACAGGGGATGATTGCATTGGGCGTCGCGGTCGGACGCTATGTTTCGGCCTGCCATGACCGGGGCGCGGTCATCAAGGCGGCGATCGACGCGGCGGCAACCATCGAGGCACTTGAGGCAATCGACATTGCGGCAGACTGGCCAACGTGATCCAGCGCCTGAAGCTCTGGGCGTTGTGTGTCCTGATCGCTCTCGACCAGCTGGCGCACTGCCTGCTTGGCGGCCCTAAATATATCCTGTTCGGCGGACCGACCCCGGACCCAGATGAAACCATTTCCTCAATCGTCGGTCGCCAAGCCATCGTCGGCAAGCGGTGGGCGCTGATCTGCGAAGTGTTCATCGACGCACTGTTCGGCGCTGGTCACTGCCGCAGCAAGATCGGCACCTAACCAGCGTCGGTAAATATGCCGACGTAAACTGAATAATCACATCGTGAAGGAGTAGTCGTATGCGCTTACCCGCAGGATTTGCCGCGCCGTGATGGAAATCCCCGACTCCATCCCGGTCAAGGTCGAGGGCCTTTCGCCCAGCACCTATGTCCTCGTCGCGATCCTGACAGTCATCGTCGGCGGGTTAATCAAAGTGTGGCCTGCGCTTCGGAAGATCGCGGCGGAGGGGGACCAATCATTGCGTCAGGACTTGATGCGTCGCGTCCACGACCTTGAAGCCGAACTCAAGGCTGAGCGCGAGGATCGGGCGAAGTCTGAAGCATTGCTCCACGGCCAAATCCACGAACTGCGCAACAGTATGGTCGAACTGACACTTGCGGCGGGGAGAATGACGAAATGACGGACCTTAACTGGCCGCGCATCCAGGCACGCATTGGCGTCACGCCAGACGGGCAACCCGGCCCACGCACCTATGCAGCACTGTTCAGCAAGGTTGCAGGCCGCGACCTTGGCGACCGTGGCCGCGATCTGGGCGTTGGCGCATCGCAATATCTGGCGCGGTATCGGATCATCACGCCATTGCGCCTCGCGCACTTCCTTGGACAGACATCTCATGAATCGGGCCGCTATAAATACCTCCGCGAGATATGGGGGCCGACACCGCAACAGGCCCGCTACGAAGGGCGGATAGACCTCGGCAACGTGCAGGCTGGCGACGGCAAGCGCTTCATGGGGCGCGGCATTCTGCAAATCACAGGCCACGGTAACTATCACCGCGCAAGCGGGCGCATTGGGGTGGACATCGAGAGCAACCCGCCGCTCGCCGAACGCCCTGACATCGCCGTCCTGACCGCGTGCGACTTCTGGGCCGCGCACAACCTGAACGAACTGGCGGACGCGGACAACCTTCGCGCTCTCACTCGCGCGATCAACGGTGGCGTCAACGGCATCGCTGATCGCATCGAACTAACGAACGTGGCGAAGGGTATGCTGGCATGAAAATCATAAACCCTGACTGGTTCAAGAACCTGCTCGCGATGTTCCTCGTTTCAGCGTTCACGGCTGTTATCCCGCTGCTAATCTTCAAGGATATCCCGACATCAAACCGCGATATCATTACTTATATGGTCGGCCAGCTTAGCGGCATGGCTCTGATGGCCCTCGGTTTCTACTTCACACAGAAAGCGGGTCAGGACGTTCTCGATACCAAACGCGCCGACAATACTACGACCGCCCTTAACGCGATCACCGCAGTCGCAAACGCCGGATCTACGCCCGCGCCCGCTGACGCAATCGAAGCCGCTCAGGACGTTGCCGATACCGCCCAATCCAAAGCTAATGAAATCAAGGAATCCACCCCATGAAACGAATGATCTTGCCGCTACTGCTCGCCCTGTCGGCCTGCACGCCACCCGTTCCCATAAGCGCTATCGCGCCAGCCCAGATCGCCAGTCACACAACCGCCGACGATATCGCCATCCGCTCCGCCGAGCAGGCTTACAAACTGTCGCGCACCATCATCGAGTTGGGCGTCGATAGTGGGCTGCTGAAAGGCGCGAACGCAACCAAGGCGGCGAACATCGACAATCAGGCTTACGCGGCCCTGACAGCGGCGCGCACGGCCTATGCGGCATTCAATTCTCCCGGCCTGCTTTCCGCAGCGTCGCAACTCAGCATCTTCGCCGATCAGGTGCAGGCGCTCGTGAAAGGAACAGTCAAGTGAAGATCAATCTGCAAACAGTGCTTGGCGCGCTGCCATCACTTGTCCCGTTGCTCAACGGTTCGAGTGCGGTGGTCGATCTTGTCAGCGAGATCGTCAAATCTTTCGACGTGAAAGATCAGGCCGTCATTCAGGAATCTATCGCTGTGTTGGCGGGCGATAATGACGCTGGCCATGCGCGGTTGCAGGCCAAGTTGCTGGCGGCTTCGGGAAAATGAAACGCAAAGTCGGAACTATGTCGGCAGGCGGAATGCGCGGCGAACTGTCTGCGTTCATCACCCGCGCTGACGGCACGATCGAAGACCTCGGAGTCATCGCGCGCACCCGCGATCCCCTCTGGTTCCGCATCAAATCTACATTCGGAAAGGTGTTCAAATGAAAGTCCTCTACAACGTACTGAACGCGCAACTCGTTCAGACCTCGAAACAAATTGAGTTCGAGGGGCAGTCCGCCACGCTGACGGTTGAACGCATGGTCGTGGAAGCCCTGCCACTCGACGGGGTTAGTGGCACTCTCACGCTTAATCTGCCCTCTGACACGATTGTTGCTGAGGGCGACACCATCACTGTTCTGGTCGGGGAGGCTGAATAATGGCGAATATCTTCTCATCGGCAGGCAAAGCGCTGATAATCTCACGCCTCATGGGGTCCGGTACCGAACCGAAACAGATTGGTTGGGGAACCGGCGCGGGCACGTCGGCAGTCGGCGACACTACGCTGTTTACCGAAAAGGCGGTGGATCTCGCGACCGGAACCGGTACCCGCGTTGCTGGCACGTCGTCGGCTGTCACGACAACCATCGCCAACGACACGCATCAGGTGGTCGGAACGCTGACCGCAACTGGCGCGGGCACTGTTACGAACGCCGGCACTTTCGACAACGCCACCATCGGCTCAGGCAATCTGTTCCTGAAGGGTGATTTCACCGGAATCGCGCTGGCCATCGCCGACGCCGTGACCTTCACGTTCAAATATCAGCAGACGTAAATGACCGTCCGTATTGCCGACTTCACGACCGGCACATACACCGGGATAACCCCGGCCAACGTCAGCGCGAGCGGGGGTTATGCGCAGACGGTCGCGGGGGTGCTCACGTCGTTTGCTGCGAACTTGCTTCGGCGGACAGACAAGGGGTTGCTAGTCGAACCGGCTGCGACGAACCTGCTAAAGTATTCGCAGCAACTGGACAACGGCTATTGGGGCCACGATGGAACCTCAACGGCCGATTTCGGGGCCGCCCCAGATGGAACGACGACCGCCGACAAGCAAGCCGATAACGGGTCTGGTTTTGTTGATTTCAACACCAACACCAACTCCAACACTGTAACCGCGTCGACCGCATATATAATCAGCGGGTATTTCAAGCGGATAACGGCATCCAAGCAGCCGTTTATTCAACAAAACCAGACCTTTAACAGCGGCAGTAGTTTTGCCGCCGACGTGCAATATTTCAATGTCGATACGCTTGCGGGCGCGGGCACTGAAACTCTCGCCGGAAACAATTTGTGGTCAAATGCCACGGTGGAGGCGCTTGGCTCATCATGGTTTCGTTTTGCCGCAACTCTAACTTCGTATGCCGGAAGCCCGGTCTTCCGCGAGTTCTTTGGCCTTTGTGATGCAACGGGCAGCAGAACGGTCGCCGCCAGTTCAAGCGCATTGTTTTGGAACCCACAACTTGAAATTGGATCGGGCGCTCCATCCTCGCCAATTCTAACGACCAGCGCAGCCGCAACCCGCGCCGCCGACGCAGTATCATTCACGGTTCCGGTGGGGGCCACAACGCTAACTTTCACGTTTGATGATAATTCGACCATCACCGTCGGGGTAACCGCCGGGGTTGCGTACACAATACCGACCAGTTTTAGCCGTCGGTATATTAAATATGTTGACGATAACGAAACCGGGGGCGGCACGACGTACACGCAAGCCGTTTCATCGTCGGGCGCTGGCGTTGCGTCTCTCGCACGCTTGGCCGCTTATAAGCGGTCTCTGACCACGACGGGCGTAGGCGTCCTTAAACTTCAACGCACCATCGCGCTTCGCAAAACATTCACCGGCGTCGGCGTCGCATCGCTCGCTCGCAAACTGGCGCTCGGCAAACCGATATCTGCAACAGGCATCGGCCTCGTTGCGCTGGCAACGATGAAAGCCAAAGGCATCACGATCAGCGCAACCGGCATCGGGCTGACCGCGCTGCAACGTGCGATCGCGGTCACGAAGTCGGCTAGTGGAACTGGCGTTGCATCGCTGAACCGCTTGCTGGCATTGGGGCGCGCCGTTTCGGCATCTGGCGTGGGCATCGCATCTGTCAGTCGTACCATCGGGCTTGGTCGTTCGATTGCAGCCTCCGGTACGGGGCTGGTGACGTTGGCGACGTTTAAGGCCAAAAGCATCACGGTGACAGCGGCGGGCATCGGCATTGCGTCGCTCAACCGAATAATCGCTGCGGGTCGATCCATTGCCGCTACCGGCATTGGGCTGGCGAGTATTGTTCGATCTGTCTCTCGCCTGCGCACAATCTCAGCGTCTGGAGCGAGCTTTGTGACATTGGGGACGCTGAAGGCTAAAAGCCTGACCGTCGCCGTATCCGGCGTCGGCCTCGCATCAATCCAACGAGGCATGTCCAAAACACTGAATTTTGCCGGGGTGGGTGTCGCCATTTTCAACCGGATAGTTCCGGTGCGAATTACCGCCTCAGGCGTTGGCGCAGCCTTCCTGACGTGGCTCCGGCCATCCGGCGCAATCGGCACGAGCCGAATTTTGCGCATCGCCGCAGAAATCCGGTCCTTCGTCATCGGAGGCGAAAACCGAGCGCTCCCTGTCGAACCTGAAAACCGGACAGATCCTGTCCCGCATGAAAACTGAGGCCAACCCATGACAACGACATTCCAGCGACAGGCCGATGGCATCCCCGTCATCCTGAAAGCACCCTCTGCGACCCTTGATTATCTTGAGGACTGGACCGCGTGGCTATCCGCACTCGAAACGATCACCGCGATTACAGTTAGCATCGACACCGAAGGGTTGACGATGACGCCCGCGCCGACATGGACTGGTGGCATAGTGACTGTGTGGCTGTCAGGCGGCGCTCTCATGGTAGGTTACGTCGTCTCGGTGCAGATCACGACAAGCCAAGGCCGGATCGATACGCGGTCATTTCGGGTTCGGTGCGTGCAGCGTTAGACGCGCCTCACCCAAATAATGCCGCATCATCATCCGGCAGAAAGTGCACGTCACCTCGGTATCGATATCGGTATGCCGGTTGCCACCCCCGCACAGTGCTTTGCCGTTCGCTGTCTTGTGCATGTTCGCGTTGTGTTCTGGTTTAGTGATTCGGGCAAGGGGTGGGCATGGCTGCTATCATTGATGCCTCACCCCATCATCTCCAACTCAAACGGCTCAGGATCAATAAACCGGCACCACTGATCAGCCATCGCGTCGGCTATGCCCTGATAGGTCCGGCTGCGATCACGGGCGCGATTCGGACCGGGTGGCGCACGATGGCACGCGCTCCATGCCTTGTGCTCATCAGTGCCAGCTTTGGGCGGCGTCAGCATGTTCGTCGGCACCAGCGGCGGCAGATTGATCGTCTCGAACCCGGTGAACTTGAAAAACGGCTCACCAAAGAAATACGGATGCACGAACTGCGTCTTGCCGCGCCCCGTCAATCGGATCGCATGGCCGTGCATAACCGGGTTCTCGATAGCCTTGTGACGAATCGGCGCTTCACGGCACGTCCTGTAAAATGCGGCCGCTGTTTCGACCTCGGCCCAGCGCGGTTCGTATCGGCCATTCTCTTTCAGCCCGTCGATATACAGATGCTTCGCGCCTGAATTGCACAGCACGGTGCAGGGCGGGTGCATGACACCAAGGAACGCCCAGCCAAGGCCCAGCAAGTCGCGCAGGTCGCATTGCAGGTGCTTGTTGCTCCTGTCGGCTGCGGGGAGCTTATCGCAGGACCAGGTATCGATACCGCGCGCGGCGAATGCTCGGCGGACGACACCTGATTCCTCGCACCCGATCAGCGCGGACCGGGATAGGTCTAGGCTGGCGAGGGTGGTGGTGAGGGGGGTCAAACGCGCAAAACCCAT